CCGTACTATTTACATCAACCCATTGAACCTGACAACGACAGTCTACAGGCTCGTACTTATTACTGGGTCTTGATAGTTCTTGACACATATAAATACAGTGTGACTTCTTTAAATAATAAAGTGTCTGCTCATCAACTACTTCGCCATTGACAAAGAATAGAAGGGCAAACACCATTTTCATTGTTTAGCCAGTAGTGCCTGTACTAACGCAGAGATTTGATCGTTAGTCTTTTCCTGTATCTTCTCTTGTCTAGCCAATGACTCTACAATTGCATCAACCTTAGTCTCTGTTACAGCTTGTGCTTGTCCGTTTTCAGCGGCCTTCTTAGCAGTCTCTTTAACTATGACTTCGATTCTTTTAACTTCCTTAGTAGTAGTCTCTGCATTAGCCTGTGCCGCACCGTAAGAGATAGCACCGACAAACAAACTGACTACTAATGGAATAGCCCAAGTAGGAATTACAATACCTTTATCACTCACCACGGAACCTCCGCTACAACTGATGGAGCCTTAGACTCAGCTATTTGATTAGCAATAGAAGCCTCAATGTCACTAACAGTAATCTGAGCACAAGCCTTTACCCAGCCAACAGCCATCTCTTCTGTAATGTCATCAAATGCTACAAAGTCATCTGAGTCTGCGTCTGGTGTAAAACTGCAAGTACCATAAGAACTACCGTAATGACTTACTGCGTCATCACCAGTTCCTACTTCCTCGCTATCACTTGCTCGCCAGTGTGCAACGATTACACCATCATCGCTTGAGTTTCTTTCGAGCTGTACTACTGTCCATACTACTGCCATTTTGCTATTCCTCTAGTTGAGCGACACGTTGCCGCAGTGATTGAATTTCTTTGATTAACATTGGTACTAATTTACTGTAGTCAACACCCATCATGTCATCTGGAGTGTCACCTTGAGTTACTGCGTCTGGTGCTACTTCAAGTAACTCTTGAGCCACCATGCCGTAGTCTTGATGCTCACCGTCTGCTTTCCAATCAAACTGCCTGACTTGGATAGCATCGACTTTAGAACCTGAGTCATCAGAGTCTTTGATGTTTTCTTTGAGTCTTTCATCAGATGAGGTGTTGTATGCTGTAGCACTTGTAGTACTAGTGATGCTACCGACATAGGGGCTTCCGCTTATGTTCGTAAAGCGAACCATAGTTGCAGTGCCAGAGAAGTCTCTAACTAACTCCATAGAAGGGACACTATTACCACTTGGCGATCCGTCTAAAGTAATTCCAGCGTCCCCAGCGGAAGTACAGCCTATGAGGAATTCACCGCCTGATGTAATTCTTGCGGCTTCCTGTCCACCAGTAAACATTTTAATTGTGTTAGCTGTATCAAAGTTAATAGATGTGTCTGTATCAGAACTTGCACCTATATATGCCGCATATACTTTGTTACTTAGGTATAGGTCTTTGAAGCGTTGGCTTGATAAACCTAAATCAGTTGTTCCGTTTTCTACGGCAGTGCTATTGCCTGTTGGTGCTATGTATCCATTCCCAAAACGTAACCCTTTATGTCCTGAAGCACCAGCATAAATATTAAAGTCGCCATCAACAGTACCAATACTACCTACGGTTACGTTATCTTTTTGGAAGCGTATAACCTCTCCATCGTTTGGACCAGTTCGGTTAAAGATGGCTGTGTTTGCACTTGGTCCTGATGTGACACTTATGAAACTAGGCGCAATTCTAACGCCTGTTGTTGTATTGTCAGTAGCAGTCTTACCCACCAAAAGATTTCCATCAGCCGTCAGCGTCATGTCATGGTTAGTACCGTCAGGAGTCCAACGACAAGAGCCGTCAGAGGAAATTCTTAGTTTTTCGCCCCATGTTCCAATGTTTCTGGTTGAAAATACTAAGTCACCGCTTCCTGATCCAGAGTCAACGCAAAATATTTCTGCCGCACCTGCCGAACCTGTGCCAGTGGCAATTAATTCAATGCCAGAAAACACTCCAGATGTCGTGTTAGTATTGTTGATTTGCAAAAATCCATTTGCTCTAGACGTAGATGTAAAAGTCGTGCTGTCGTTTACGTTTAGAGTAAGCCCTGTGCTTGTAATAGCCCCACTAGAGATAGTTCCGCTAAGATATAGATTTTTAAATTTTGTTGACGTTGTACCTAAATCGACATGATTATTAGCATCACCACCTGAGCCATTAGAAGGCTTTACTGATGTACTATCAAATTTCAAACCTCTGTTTACTGCGGAGTCAAACAAAGCACCAGTAATATCTACATTTGGCGCACTCACGCTACCTGAGAATGTGGCGCTGTTAAACGAAATATCGCCATCACCCTCAATTTTACCAATCAGACTATTTCCATCACTTCTAAGTTGCAAGAAGTCAATTGAATCTGCGCCTGTTGAGACTTTTCTAAGAGTTAAACTTGCGTTAGATGTACTGTTGCTTTTTAAATAAGCGTAGTCTTGTCCTATCTGACTATCACCTGTCATTATGTATTTGTCGGCTGTCACGCTACCTGAAAATGTGGCGTTTTGAGAGCTATCTATCGTAAGTGCAGTGTTTAGTGTGCCGTTAGTGTTTGTTTTAAAAGCAAGCCCACCGAAATTTGCTCCAATGTTAATTCCTTCAATGTCACCATGAACTTCTTCGGCTTGAAACCGTACTTTAGAAACTGAACCAGTAGCTCCAGTTAAGGTAAGCCCTGTGCTTGTGACTGCCCCACTAGAGATAGTTCCGCTAAGATTAAGATTTTTAAATTTATGCGTTGTTAAACCAAGATCGATTGAAGCAGTTGTTTTTGGGTACAGAGCATCATTACTACCACTAAAAACGAGTTCTTTTAACGTGCTTCCGTGATACGACCCTAGATACAAATGTTGATTTGAGGAATCACTTGTCCCTGCTACAAAATAACCCCTATCAGATGAGGTGAAAACTTGCGCTACTGATCCTACACTTACTGCCCCACTGAATTCTGATGAGCCGTCTGCGTTGATGGTTAGCCTAATATCTCTACTAGAACCAGTCCTGAAATCCATAGATCCAGAACTTATTACATTCATTAAATCATTATTATGGTTGTAAGCTATCTGACCTCTATAGGCAGAATCACCTGACGTACCATCTGCAAATAATATATAGTTTGTATGACTTGTTGCTGTAGAAGCTATTGTTAAACCACCTTCTGAAGGCGCACTTACAACTAAGTTTTTTGCGTAGTAAGAAGTAGGATTCGTAGTACCAATTCCCAAGCAAGATGCTGAACTATCCCAGAAGAAACTTTGACTTGTGCCAGAAGAATCGTAGAAGCTGATGTCTCCGTTGCCAGCAATATTGAACCTGCTTGCACCATCATCTCTAATTCTAAAGTTGTTAGCTGATGCAGAGCCTGAACCAAAACTTACTATCTGAAAATCGCTTGAGGCATTAGAAAAGTCAACGACAGTTGAATAGGTACCGCTAGGCGTAAAGTTTACAAGCGAGTTTCCTGAACCACCATCTACAGTCAACCCATCGGCTGTCACTGAGCCATTTACGTCTATGCCTGTGGAGGTGGTGGCTAGTCTGATGCTGTTGTTATAGCTTAAAGTAAACGCGCCATTTAAAGATGCAGTAGCATAGTTAGCAGAACCGTCAGCGTTTTGTAAAAATAAGTTTTCTGCCCGTATACCTAAGTTACCAGTTCCCACATCTGCTATGAAGCTATTAGAACCATCATGATAAATCTGTAAATCATTACCCGCACCAAACTGAGCCTTAACGTTGTCGCCAAAATTTAGGTTGCCTGTGAGTGTGCCGCCAGATAGGGGTAGGAATGAGCCTGTGCTACCAACTTCTACGATAGACTCAGTGCCACTAACGCTTTTCTTTAGGAATAACTTTCCATCAGTCGTGTTTATACCTAACTCGCCCAAAGCTAATTGGGAAGTTGTAGGTACATTGCCTGTGGTCGCTGATCTTTTTAACTTAATCGTTTGTGCCATGTGGCTCTCCTATATGCGTATGTACGCTAGAGATTTATTTACTAGAATGTGCCGCCATTAATTGTCCAAGTCTCATACTGAGCGTTATGAGTGGCTAGAAGCGCGTAATGATTATTTGTTCCTGTGCCGTCAGTTATCATCCACTGGCCTTGTGCGCCCCAAGCGTTAGTAGTCCCATATTGCTCATCCCATTTAAGCTGTATGGTGCTTGTCGAGCCTCTAAATACCTCTATACCGGCATCTTGTGTTGGGGTAGCATTAGCCGCTAAATCACCGTTTAATCGGATAATGTTGTCACCAACACTAATCGTATTAGAATCAATAGTTGTCGTAGTGCCTTTTACAGTGAGGTCACCTTGTATAATAACTTCACCAGTAGCTCCAGTAGCATTAGGGTCGATAGTTATCACGCTTGGGCCAGTAATCAATCCTGACTCAACTTCTAGGTTTTTTAAAGTAAGTGTTGCTGAGTCTGGGTTGTATTTCAAAAGATCTTGAGTCTCTAATGATTGAGATCCAGAATTTACATCAGAAAACGTAAGATACTTCGGTCCAGTGTCAGAAGAATCATTTGCAAGGCTAGTTAGATTTACATTAGTTGCTGTAGCCGCTGTAGTTGCATTAGCTACAGAAGTAGGAACTGAGGCATCTACATAAGCTTTAATTGACTGCTGTGTCGCAAGAGCAGTTGGACTATCAGAAGACATATTGTCTTCGTCTTTTATACTGTCAACAATAACAGTTTCATTACCAAACTTTAAACTAGTAGTAGTTGTTTGCCCAGTAAGAGAAACACCAACTGAAGTAGTCCCGATACGCTGTACTGGTAGGCCGCTAGTGGCTGATTGGTCGTAGATTCGTAAAGATCCGTCAGCATCAAAACTCATCATTGTCTGACCGCCACCATCTTTAATATTAAAGTCAGTCGCGCTTATCTCTAAGTTACCTGATGCATTTTCTGTAATGTAAGATGTAGTGCCATCGTTGTAAATTTCAAGATTAGTAGTCGTACCACCAAATTGAACTTTGTTATTGTCTCCAAGTACAAGGTCGGAAGTAAGAGTACCGCCTGTGAGCATCAAAGCCCCTGCCGCCGCTACATTAGTTGCGTCAGTAACATCTGCTAGTGCTTCAATCCCATCTAGTTTTGTGTGATCAGCGTCTGTAAAAACATTAGAGTCTGTAGCGGCTTCTACAGCCGCACGAATTTCTGCATTAGTTTGATCTGCGGTTGCTCCTGATTCAATACCGTCTAATTTGTCAGTGTATGATTTACCGCCAATGGCAAGAACGTCTGTACCATCACCGTAATAAAGTTTTTGAACACCTGTTTTAGTACTGTACGCTAACTCACCAGAAGCCAAACTTGATGGCGTTGTGGTAGTTGAACTTCTTTTAATTTGAATTGTTTGTGCCATTGTCTTAAATCCCTAGTATTTGTTAAAAATTCCCTGCGTCAATCTGAAAATTATTAAACGAATTATTGCTTAAGCTTAGATCGCCAGTTAAAGTTCCGCCAGTAAGAGGTAAAAATTGACCACTTGATGTTACGCTTGACCATCCTGTTCCTGTATATACACGTAGCACATCCAAAGTAGTGTCAAAGTAAAGACTACCTAACGCTAAACTATCGCCATCATTATCCGCTGTGGGAGCACTAGTTTTAGAACCTAGGTATGTGTCATCAAAATTATCAAAAGCGGTTAGTGCTGAAGTTGCACTTTGGGAGGCTTCGTTTGCTTTTGTAGTAGCAATGAGGGCTTGTTGGGTTATTTCGTCTAATTGGCCTAGACTAGTGGAAGTACCCGAACCACCTGTGCCTCTAAATATAGCCATAAGCGCCTCTGTTGAATAAAATAAAAAGAGACTCCCCTATAAAAGAGGAGTCCCTAGTTTTCTTACTTAGCCGTTTACAGCCAATACAATACCTGCTTCAGGACGCATTACCTGCGTACCGTATAGAGTGTCAGCAGTGTACAAAGTACCAAGGAACTCTTGCTTGTACTGAGTCTGAGAACGTACACCCTGCTGTTCTGCAAGAACCATAGCGTCCTTGTGAAGTAGCATAGCGCCTTTAACGTCTCCAGTGTTTGCAGAGTTATCTCCTGCGGCTTCAATTACTGGGCAGTTGCTAGAAACAAATACGTCAATGCCATATAGGTTTCCAATCTGACCATTCTTAACGCCTCGTCCGTCTACAAAGTCAGAAGACATGTAACGGTCAATACCCATAATAGCATTACGGAGAGAAGGAGGAACAACAAAGCATCGGTTGTCCATAGGAACATCAGCATCGTCCAATACCTGAATAGCGGCACGGAAACCTGCGTCAGTAAATACGTCAGAAGGAGCAACAGTGTCTACAGCATAAGCGCTAAGACCGTTACTTGCATCTATGAAACGAGAGTTAGTGTGAACATAGGAAGATCCATCACCATTTCCTAAAGACTTACCTAGGGCAAATAAGTCATTGTCAACCTGCTTGGCTAGAGCGTATCCTGCGTCACCAGTGTAGAACTGACGTAGAGAAGCTAGAGCCTGTGCTTCAGTGATGTCCTCAATTAGACGAGAGTATTCAAAGTGCTTGTTGATTGAAATCTGAATTTCGCTCTCAGTAGCATTCTGAATAGTTACAGCAGTATTTTCTGCTTTAGCAGACGCAGAACCACGAGTAGGCTTAGGGACATGAATAGTGTCACCTTTCTTGCCTGTCATGCTCATTTTCTTGACTAGGTTAGCCAATATTAGATTAGATTGATAAGCCGCAATTACTTCGTCACTCCAAATCTCTGGAATAAAAGTAGCCGCGCTAGTGTTGTCTACTGCTCCGCCCATGGCGGGATAAGTTGATGTAGCCATAATACAAGTCCTTAAATAAAATTAATTAGTGTCGGACTCTCCCTTCTTGATAAGCTAGCATAATCTCATCGGATAATGACATGTATCGTTCAGGATCGTCCTTCATAAGTTTAATAATGTCTGAACGCCTGTAAACTTTCTTTGCCGACTGCTCTCCGCTTCCCCTAACATTGCCTGTGGATGCGGCCTTAATAGTGTCTTTGCGTTGTTGTTTCTCATTAGCGGCAGTTTGACCTACGACTTGCTGACGTTCTTTCCAGTTAGTGAAAAGCTCATCTGCGGCCTCATAATCATACTGCTGATCTGCCTGTGCAAAAAGCTGTGTGCGAATCTTTGATCCTTTGATCCATTCTACGAATTTACTGTCCTTCAAAATATCCTGCATATCAGGGTGTCTAGTTTGAAGTTCATTCATTGCCGCAGTTTGTTTATACTGAGCAGATACTTGTTCTGCTTCCTTAATCTTAGGATGATTGCTAATAGCTCTTTCGACTGCCTTGTCAGGATCAGAGAAAAAGTCTACTTCGTCTTCAGAAGTTTGTTGCGGTGCTTCTGTGTTAGAGAGTTGTGTCTGTATATAGTCATCAACAACTTTACGTAATTCACCTACTTCAGAACTTTGTTTACCTAAGAGTTTTTCAGCTTCTTGGTGCATACGCACTATATCCGCTGTGCTCTTACCTTTGTACTTATCAGGAAGCTCCTGTTCTTCAAGTTCCTGTGTAGGTTGTTCATCTACAAGAGGTTGCTCTACTGGAGGCTCTTGTTTAGTTATGTCCGTTACGTCTTCAGTTTTAGTTGTATCGTCTAAAGGTTGACGCTCATCTATTAGTGTTGCCATTATTAAACTCCGTGAGTAATCTCATTATGGAGGTGTATTATATGTAAGGGTTCGGTTAGGAGTTAGCCTTACGCTCTTTTTGAATCTTCCTTTCGCGGTCTCTCGCCCACTTCATGGTAGCACCTGCAAAGTCACCTGAAATGGGGTCTAAAAGACTGCGAACGGGAGATATGATTCGACTAGCCATTAACGAACAGTGAGGACATTCTATTTCAGTAGTTTTAGAATCTATAAACTTTTCAGTAGTATGTCCGTTGTCGCATCGGAAGTCAATTATTATAGCCAACTTAGATTACTCTTTAATAATTTCATCTTCGTTTTCTAGTTCTTCTTGCTCTTCCTCAGCCTGTTGCTTGGCTGTTTCTATTTGCGTCTCAAGATTCAACAGGTTAGCTATCATTGAAAGTTGTCCTTTTCTAAAGGAAAGGTCTTTCACATCTTTACAAGCTTCTATTGAATTAATCTGCATTGCATTTTGAGAAAGATCAGACATTAAGTTTTTCCAACCTTCTGTTCTAAACATTTCCTCAAAAGCTCTATAGAATTTTTCGAGTTCTTTATCTTCCATTACTGTTTCTCCTAAAGGAC